CTTTGTGAACTTAGGTTTTGAGTACTACGATAACCGTCAAAACGACTAGCCATTTTGCTGATTTCATCAAGCTCTCCTTGAGTTAAAGAAGGGTTTATTTTTTTCAACTCAGTAAAATGAACAGACTTTACTTCTCCGAAGTAGTAGCAATCTTTATAGTGAGGGTCTTCAGTTGGAGAGTATACAAAATTAACAGGGTCTACGTATTCAATACGCACACCATCATGCGTATCAAATTTATGACGCATAGCTGATATACCTAATACGACTTGGTCTTCGTCACAACGTCTTTTTATCTCCTCGTAGTCATTATACTCTAAAACAGATGTTATAGCAGTTTCTTGAGCCACCTCAACACCTTGCTTGTAACCAAGCTTCATGTATAAATCTAATTCTTCTATGGTATCTGGTAAACTATTAGGGTCGTGATTAAAAGCACTTACACCCGTGTCTTTTTGTAATTGTTCTAATATTGGCTTTGCAAGCATATCTCTTTCCATAGAATCACGATATGCCTTACGCTCATCGTTAGAAAGCTCATCAACTGCTGTAACCTTAACGTCAAACATACGGTTTGATATACCGTTAACAACGATATCCACAAACTTTGGAATGATAGGTACGGGAGTCCAATCGAGGTTCAAATAACTTAAGTCACCGTTTACGGATAACTCATTTTTATATTTTTCAACAGGTTGGTCTCCTCTCGCGTAAAGTCTTCTTGTAAGATACTCTGAGCGCAATTCAGTATACAACGACGTGTCGAACTCTCTAGAGAACCACTCAGATTCAATAGCCTGACCTACACGGAGTCCATACTCCATAGATTCTTTTTCGATGTCATCCGCAAACTGATTTGGGAATCCACTGCCATTTTGGAAGCGTGGTTTACTTATCATACTCGCTTAATAATTTCACTAACAAAACCTTTGTTACTGTATTTCGCAAAGTTAAGTGATATTTTACTATCTTTTTGTGAGTTAACCTTGACTCTGCTTTGGTTCGCCATAATAGCGAAGCCAGAACTTACTGTAGCATCGAATCTTGTTCTGTTATTTATATCATAATTTGCCCAATCCAATAACGTTCTGTTAAAAGGCATGTATGCAATCTCACCAACCTCTCCGTAATCAGCGTTATCTATAACACCAACATTTTGTTGTATGTAAGCCTCTAAAGCCTCTGCATGAGCGGATATGACAGGGGTACTTGAAGGAATACCACCAAGTTCTTTCTCTGATTTTGACAAGAACTTTTTATCCTTATCTGGCCTACTTATACTAAAAGGTCTATATCCTCTCTCTTTTAAATAATACAACAACCTCGGTTTTTGATTTTCTACAAGAATAGGCATACTATAAAAGTGTATAGCCATTAAAACATCCTCGTAAAATAATTCTGCTGTAGGTGGTCTGCTTATATATTCTAAGAAAAAAGCATTAGTTGGGCCTTCTTCCATATGAAACTTAGTCATTCCGTGTAGAGCGCCTTTAGAACCACCACCGTTTACTACACCTGAAATATCATAGCTGTCACATCCAAATGAACCCATGTGCTCATTACCCGGATGTTTCTTATTACCCTTCTTTATAACGTTGTTTCTCATTTCTTTACTAGGAATCCAACTGGTAATAAATTTACCTTTAGGATTTGGAGACCAACCAACTTGACCTTCTCTATCTCCATTTACCCAATAAAAATCACCTCGTATAAGACCATTGTTATTACCGAAGCTGTCATTATAATCTATCTGCTCATATATTTTAGAAAGGTTAAATAAAGTGTTTTTAGACTCATCACGAAAAGCATGTGATTCAGTTCTTGGAAACTGTCTATAGTATTCATTCAAGGCGTCACTATCTGACTTCAACGAATGTACCTCGTTTTCCCAGTAATTAACTACACTCTGATGTATCAATTCATTGTCAATACCGAGTACGGCTTCTTTCGGTGATTCGATAACAGGTTGCCCATATTTATCAATAAAACCTTCCATATTCCACTCCATAGGTATAAAGAGAGAATAAAGACCGCTTTTTGTTTGACCATTTGCATTCCTCTCAGTTGGATTAGAATCATAGAACAAACTTTTAAAATTGCCGCCACCTTTTTCAAGTGAGTTTGATGTGCTACCCATCATACACTTGCCAATAACTTTACTACCTAATCTCAAACAAGTTTTTGTGACACGCCAGTTATTAAGAATGTTGTCAGGCTTTTCCCATTTTCCACTCTCATCATGAACAAGTAGCTTAAGTTTCTCACCATCATATGAGTTATCTCCCGTGTTCTTCCAGTCAATCGTAGTATCTAGGCCTTGTAAATCAGCCATAGCATCAATCCTTCCAATACCTTTTCGTGTAAGCTTGGCAGCGGGTACACGATATGCTAATTCAGACTTTGGTCTATCCATACCGTCTTGTATGGGTTTAAAAAAGAAAGGATAGTTTACAGATATAGGAACAACCTTATCCGTAAACATCTTCTTGGCATCACTACCTGATTTTGATAGAATACCAAAACGAGCATCAGAAGTAATTGTTGCTTGATTGACGGTTTCTGAACTTGACATAAAACTAAAACCAGAGCGACGGTTTTTTAGGTAACACATACCGTAGCAACGAGAATCAGCTTTACAAGCTTCCCAATAAATAAAGAAAATTCTGTTTGATTCGCGATAGTCCGGTGAGCCTACATCAATTTTTGTCCATTGTAGGTACATATAATGCGTACCTGTGATGTAGGTTTTTAATCCATTGTTGTAAAACCAAAAACCATCTTCTCTACGAACAAACTCTTCTTCTATATAAGGAATCCAATTCTCTTTAAACTCCTTAGACATTTCGTTCCAAGAGAATATAGTTGGTATTTTATTTAAGACTTTTGGGTAATCAAAGTGATGCCAGTACTGCTCACTTTTTTTAGAGCTACGCTTATATGCTTTTGATTTTGCCTTTGGTAAACCTATGTAAACACCGTTTATCTTTAAAACCTCTCCAAGAGTACCGTCTTTTGATATAACGACTATATCATGCTTTAGGTCGTAACCGTAGACCCATGACTTTTCCTTATTCCGTTTTTGTACTACAGAATCAGGTATGTAATTTTTTAAAACTTCATACAGGTTATTTTGAGCGTCGTTCGGCAAATCCTCCTGTTATTGTTTTAGATTCTTCGTTGGGATTATCCAACATATTCTTTTCGTTTTCTATACGATTGAGTATCTCAAAAGCATCAAAAATAGCCAGCTTCTTTGTAGCAGCAGCGTTTTTTAATCTATCTGCAGCTAACTCATCTTCAGGGTCAGGCTTGATAATCTCTTCTTCAGCTACTTTTATTAACTGAATTACAGCTTGATGTCCAGCTTCTATTATCTTTTCTTTATATTCTTTATTTGTCATAACAAAGCCACTATGTCTCTTGTATTCATACGATAAAGAGTTTCTTCGTTTACAGTGAACTCATACTCGCTGTTATCACTAAATTTAATGTAATCACCTCTGTTAACACCTCTCGATATCAGACTGTTATTTGTGTAGGCTATCTGACCTGTGTTCTCTTCAAGAGCCTCTTCATAAAGATAAGTATCTGTTTTGTCTACAGGACGAACAAAGCACCATTCTTCAACACTCATCCATTCCGTGCCGTTATGATACATGTAAAACTGAAAAGGGTCAATCATATAGATATCATCTTTAAAGTGATTAGGAGACTTCCTAGGCCTTCCCTTTGTGTCATAATATATGCGAAATACATTGTGATGAACAATAATTGTGTCTCCCTTTTTTATTGGGCCATCATAGTACGTTGGTACATCTAATATTTCAGCAAACCTATTGACAGCCTTGTGGTTTTCAACGGTACTGTTTATGATGATTTTCTGACCAGCAATCTCTATAGAGTTCTGGTATTCATCTCCACGTGGTTTTATTAGAAAAAAGTAAGGAGACTTCATTAGAAGTTCATATTGAATTCTACAGAAACTGGTATATTCTTATTATACTGTTTCCACAAATACACTTCTTCTTCTTTCTCTACAAAAATCTTATACGACTGAGAGTTCTCGTCGAATGATATCAAATGAATAGTATACTTACCGCCAAGAATTTCCTGTCCAGTAAGATAATGCATACTGGATTTATAGTCGTTTCCTATTGATATTTTACGTATAATCATAAAAAAAAAGAGCCGCAGAAGCGGCCCTTGTTTAAACCTCTTTTGCTTCTTCAACAACCTCTTCGTACTCTCCGTTCTCAAGGTTAATAGTAATAGACCCGTAAGTATCTTCAAGCTTTTGTTGCTCTGCTTTTAATACAGACTCAAATTCTGACGCTTGAGAGATTAGTTGTGCTTTCTGATACTCGTAATCACCTAAAGATGATTTAGCACGATTGAAGTTAGAAACCGCAAGGCGTACCGCCTCTAGTTCTTCTGCTTTGATTTTTTTAGCCTTAGCCATAATAATTTTGTTTAATTGAATTCAACTATTACAAATATAATACAAATAAGTCTATTCTGACAAATTGTCTACTACACTCCGTATAAATCGTCCCACACGCTTAAATTATCTATAACATATTGTCGGCACTCTTCAGCATTAGCGTATTCAGTTATACAGTCTAGCCCCCCAGTCGTACACTCTACTATCCATTTGTCTGTAGCAATATTGCTATAAGGCTCTTGAAATAAAACTTCTGCCTCCACCGCATCTTTCTGCTCAGTGGTCATTAAATAGTATGTGTTCATATTAGTAAGCTGTAAATGTTCCACCACTATTTGTTAAGCTAGGGAATGTACCGCTAGTATTCGTGGTGTTGTTTTCTAATCTATACTCAGCCAATAAATCGGTGGTTACGCCAGCGTCAGAGCATGTCATTGGAGTACCGCTGTTATACAGAGCTGTTACTTCTGATTGTGTTAAAGTCTTGCTATACACACTTACTTGGTCTATACCACCTTTGAATACACTAGCATTGTTAGGTGAACTACCAACAGAGTCCCCAATAGCTACGCTTCGTATATTAAAAGTTGTTAGGCTCCGAGAATTAAACTGAATGCTTTCAGGTAATTTAGTGCCGTTCCAATATAAATTCATTCCCGAAGAAGCTGTATTTGAATTATCCCTAGTGAATACTAAGTGTACAAATCCCTCACTATTTACATTGCCTCTGTTTGTAGAATACCATCCGTTGCTATTTACTCCTGTTACATTATAATTGTTAGTAGAAGAAATAGACCAAAACCTTTGATGAAAATTACCCCCACCACCATATCTGAATCTTAATTGCATTCTAGCGCTAGTTGGATTATACTGAATAAAAATCATGTTAGACCCACTTGGAGATGCTTCAGAAAATGAACCTAGCCATTGCATTTGGTTACTAGTTTCATCTACACGAAACCAACCACTATAACTAAAGTCATCATTACTTCCAAACAATGTGCTACTGTGGTTAGTAAACCTTAATGTATCATTAACACCATCACCAAGC